TCGTTGAACACTTTCAATTTTATCGCCCCTCTCTCTACGAAAATTCATCAACGGTATTCGGCTGCACTCCATCGATATTCACGACAAGATAATCAAGCGACGGAGAGCCGTTGAACACAATCGGATAATTAGCCCCGGTCGGCAGCCGCTCATCCGCTTCGACCGTACCGACGGCGTTCTCGGATGTGAACGTAAGGCCTTGTCGGACGGAGTATTGTATAAGCCCCGTATGAGCGACTTCCTTCGACATGGCAGTCCCTTCAATTACAGAGCTTATGATGACTCCAATCTTTGAAGAGTACGCTACCGAGTCGACGTGTGAGCGGCGTATATCTCCTTCGAGGTAGCCGCCGTCCGTTGAGTATTTAAGGTGCTCCTGTACTTGGCCGAGGACCACGAGCCACGGTAGCCGCGAGTCGTAGAGAAGGTCAGCGGAGTATCGCTCGAGCTTTCCCTTCTTCTTTTTAATCTCCGCGCTTCTCTTATCGGCCTTCGGAGAGTGAAAGCGTTCGTTCCAGAAGCGGTGGTAGCCGTAGACCTGCACACCACACTTGTATTTATCAATATCAGGATAATCTTTCAGGGCGGTCAGGTTCGGCCGAGGCTTACGGAGTGCCTGCCAGTCGAGTTCTACATGATTATTCAGGTCTCCTCGGTACATACCTTCGTTCACAAAGACCTTATACCAGAGCTTCCAGGCTCCGTCGTGAACGCCCATAACCCCTTCCTGTGTTCTTCCGTATCCGCTCTTCTGCCCTTGAGGAGCTAGAAAGTCATAGACATATAAATCGACTTTATTCCATATCTCCTCGACGGTGATGTTCTTATCATCGTTCCGACGGACCTGAACATAATGAACGAATCTCATGATCCCGTTATCATTCTGCGTTCGCCAGTAAGCTGTGAAGTTATAGTCCTTCGGTGCGGTCACGGCTATAAGAGGTGGTGTCGGGAACACGTCAGGGCTAAGCACCATCGTCATGAGTGCGACTTTCCTGTCATCAGGCCACAAGGTCGTACTCATATAACCGACCTGGGCTGAACCGTCAGGACCGAAGGTGGGCATCGACTCGATCGATACATTCTTTAGCCGCTTAATCTGAACGGCCTTTCTTGACTTACACACGAAATTCTCATAAGTGCTGTTAATGACCGTTTTTTTCTTCTTGTTCTGTACTCGTATCAGCTCCATCACATCGCTCCTATAATAAGATATCCCCAATACGGATTCTTGATATACTGCTTTAGCCGCTCGGGCGTATCTCCTTCGTATGCAGTGTCATACCGCTTCCCTGTTGCCCCCGGCACTTCGAACCAGATGTTTATGACTGAGTTATCCTTGTACTCTTTGAAGCCGCCCTCGGGTAGTTGCAGGGTGTCGCTGACGGCGGCTCGCAGTCCGTGCCCGACCATTGCCACATACAATCTCTCGTTATCGTCGATATGATTATGAAGTACGAACTGCCCTCGTCGGTTCTGATTCCAAGCGACGGTTCTCATCGAGAACGACTCCTTCATCAGCTCTCGTACCTGCCACCGCTCCGAAGCGGGTAGCTTATCGTAGTCAGCTTCTGTATATCCGGTTTTATGATACTTGGCGATGTACTCCTTCATCGCCGTTCGCTTCGCCGTATCGAGAGCCGCGTCATCATCCAGATAATTCTCGAACGCATAATTGTTATTTAGGCATATCGGCTGCTGACCGAATACGATGAACACCTTGTCGATGATGCGGCATATCGTGCTGTCGGGCGACAGGAACGTCGTACCCGACGGGTTGATGACTTCTATTCCCGTATTTAGCTCCATATTCCGATCCTCACTCTCAGCTCATTGTCGTCGTCGTATACTTCAATAAGATTGTCTTTAATCTCTGTCCGAGCCCCTGACGTGGACGTACGGAGCGTCCCGATTCGAGCGCTCACCGTGTCGAGCGACTCTACCTGCATCTTATCGGCCGATACCGAGCCCGCTCTAAGCATCTTATTCGTAATGATGTCGTTGTCGAACAGGGCCTGACCCGTTACGTGTAAGAGCTTACCGTCAATGCGGACCCCTGAAGTCGATAAGTTGATGCGGGATATAATCCCGTCTCCGTCGAGCCCCTGGATAGCACTGTTGACTCGAAGGTCAATACTGTTACTGAACTGTGACAGCTGTGTCTGAATGTTCGAGTTCAGGTCAGTCACGGACTGCTGTAAGCCTGCGGCCGTCTGCGTCAGCTTTGATTGTAGGCCGTTTACGTCGGACTTCACCGTTCCGACCTCGGCTTCAATCTTAGCGATATTCTTATCAATCTCATTAAGCCCTAAGGCTTCACGATTAAGCGTCGAAAGGTCAACGGTTGCCGTTACCGTAACGGTCGTAACCCCTGACTCTGCCCCCGGACCGAATACGTCAATGAAGCTTATGCTGACGTCGTATATATCGCTTTCGCAAGCGTACGAGACCACGCTCGACGTTGTGTCGAAGGCCGTCGAGTGCTGTTGCCCGACGATCCGTACGTGCATCTTCGATACGCCGACAGGAAACGACTGAGCTGTAACGGTAAGCGTTCCGATACCCGTCTTTACGTTCGGAGCCTTGGGGGCTTTCGGTGCGTCTTTTTTATAAGCAAGCTGAGCCGCCGCACTGTACGCGCCCTGTGTGTTACGCGCGAACACGAATATCGTTCCTTGTCGTTCTGTAAGCGGCAGTACCGCTTGAAGGTCTGTAGTCTGAACGAGTAGCCCTGCCGCTTCTCCCGGTGCGTTATTCGTTCTGACCTCATAGTAAGCTATCGAGGCGTTCGTGACAGCGTTCCACCGTGCCGTCTCTCTGTCGGTGAACTCTATGGTGAGGTTCTCCGGAGCGAGCGGCTTGGTGGTTTGCTCTGCCACCACGATATCGAGATACTCTACCGCATCAGGTACTGTGTACTCTCCGAGCTCATTCGCTGTCGTGACAGCAACTCGGATCGTCTCTCCCGGTAAGAGCTGCGGAATGACTATCTGCCCCGCTCCTTCACCCGCGAACACCCAAGCACTCCAGGGCGTCTGCGTCGTACCGATGACGTTCTCTGCTGAAGCGTACGAGGTCTTATAGTAAACGCGGCCCGTAAGCGAAGACGGCAGCCAGTTCACTATGACGTCATATATCGCCTGTCCACCTAGCTGACGGTACCGCGTGTACGCCGTCACGCCTGTTGCCGGTGTAGCCGGTAGAATGTTACCTGACACGCCAATGTGGGCCGAGGCGTACGCCGACTCGAACCCGTCCAATATCGCACGAACCCTCACATAATAGGTGTGGTCAGGCTCCATGTTCTCGAGGTCTAGTGATAAGGCCCTCGTCGTCGGAGCGTCTGTCCAGTTGTAGTTATCGGTAGAATAAGAGACTCGGAACGTATCGAACCGAGCGTTCTCAGGCATCTGCCATGTGCAGTGAATGATACTGTTACGGCCGCTTCCCTGGACCCTCAGATTCTCCTCGGACAGCTTGAGGTTAATCGGCGCTTTAAGAAGGGCCGACTTCTGCTTACTGTAGTCGATAATCGGATACCTGGTATAGTCAGGCTCGTATATCTTTTCGTCGTACTCCGTGGCCGTAATCGTCATCTTGAGGTCCTTGTCTTGTTCAAGCTTTACGACTCGGAACGGCTTTACGACTTTATCTCTGATACCGACGGCGTAGCAGTCATACTGGCTGACTTCATCGCCAGCGCCGAATGACTGAGATACGGTAATCGTATCCGTCGTTGTGTCCGTTGATACCGGCAGCACGTCTCTTGTGACCAGTGCATCATCGGCTGAACGCTGAACGATGATACTGTAGACGTCCGAAGCGGTCAGTGTCACTTCCTTATCGAGTTTGACCTTGTTGCCGTCAACCGATACGATGCGGCCGCTCTCAAGGCCGAGCCTCGGCACGGTATGAGCCACGCCGATAATATCGCCGTACTCGCACACCAAGGCGTTGACGTCTGCCGACAGCTGTATCGTCTGTAGCTGTCGCTCGTTCGTAGCCAAGTAGTACAGGGCTTCACGGTGAGCCTGTGAGCGTCGAGACACGCCGAAGAGCGTCACGTTTGCCGTGTTGTCCTGAAGGTTCTTGTTCTCAGCATAGCGAGCGGATCGGACGAAGAACTCCGTGTTCTTGAAGTCTCTCTGCTCATCGTTATAAGTAATCTGTACGCTACGGGCCCGTTCGTCACGAGATGAGAAGCTACCGCTTACCGATGAAGCGGTCGTACGGCCCTCACCGAATATCTGCTTCATCGTGCCTGGCATGTCAACGACGATGCCAAGATTCACACCGTGTCGCACAATAGTCGCATGTCCGACCTGAGCGGCCTTGTTCGCCGCTTCGTACCGTTTTTGCTTCGTGTCGAAGAAGGCGTCGAGCTGGAAGCGTCGTTCGGTGCTGCCGTTACCATCATCGACCATTTCGTCGGCGTAATCGGCCGCCTTCTGCCACTCATCAAAATACTTGCTGAAGCGGTCGGCAGGGCACCCGTCAACTACATACTCGAACTGACCCGTCATAATGTTCTTGAGTCTGCGGCAGTGGTGAAGAATATCGTACGCCGCCCAGATCGGATTCTGCGCGGGCCGTTCTTCGTACTGACGAGTACGAGGGTTAAAGACTAGAACGTGCATACGCTTCTGTCGCCAGTTGAGGTTCGGAATACCGCCGTTCAGTTGGTTCGTTGCCTTAATCCGAAGCCCGATGAGGACCTTATTCGGTCTCACGAATTGGCCTGAGTTGATATATGTCGAAAGCGTCGACCACCGCATCATTGCATTCTGCCGACTGGTCATCGGCATGGTGGTCGGCAGCACTCGTACGTCGTACCGTGCCGCTTCGAGTCCCTCGAATTTAAAGCTGCGCCGGACCGTCTGGTTCGTTCCCGCTGTTACGGCGCATACTTGTTCAAGCCAGGCGTCCCGACTGCCTGTCTTACGAATGCCGATAGTGAAGCGGGCTGTGAGGTTCGTGAAGTTCCCCTTATCATTCGTTGAATAAATACCGCCAGGCCACGTGAACGTAAGCTCGATTGCATTACACTGGTCAGAGTCGGTACTTCTTATAACAGACGCCCCTTCTTTACAGTCCAGGTCAATCGACTGGTCAGCGACGGTATTCGGGAAGAACGATATCGGCTCTTGGTCATTCGTACCGAGCCGCTTTTCTATCTGTACAGACTCGAAGTTCTCTATCGGCGTATACCCGATGCGGATATCATCGATAGAGTCGACAGGACCGTAGCCACCGCTAAACAGTACATTGAGGTACTGCACGTCTTTTTCGCCGCTGTACTTATGCGTATTCGTAAGAGCTCCGTCAGTGAGCTTGTAGGTCTCTGACTCCGTCTCTACATGATACATAAGTAACTGACCTGCGGGCATCGTAACGCCAAAAGTCTCACCGATAAGGCCGCCTTCATGCGTCTGTATCTGAGGAAGGTCCCACCCGTACGTCGGAGACGAGGACTGTTCTTGAGCGTGTGCCTGGTTGACGTGACACAGGCTGTTTATAATCTTCCCGCCGAGTATCATGAACGCACCCGCAGCTAAGGCCTGTCCGAACTTGGCCGTGATACCGAGCCAACCGCCTACGTACGGGGCTGCGACCATAAGCCCGATTTGTAAAATCCACCCCAGGGCTCCTTTCATGCCGCCTTCAAGCTCAGCGGTCAGGACGACCTGGTCACCATCTTGTGGGATGTAGCCGTAGGGAATCTCGACAAGCGATCCGTTGACGAACACCAGTAAGCCGTTAATATCGACAATATCGATGAGCCGCTTGCCTTCGTACGTATATTGCTGTCGTTCCTGTTCTCCCGTTAATATGTTTTTTACTGTTATAATCTCAAACATTCGGATATGCTCCTTCTTTGGGCTTATAAAATCCGACAACACGAGGCCCCCACCGTAACAGCCTGTCGGCCTGTACGGCAGGGGCAATGGCGTGAATGAACTCGCCATAGCCGAGGTACACGCCGCAGTGGCTCGGAAGCGGATTACCGATGAGCCGCATCAGTATGACACAACCTATCTCAGGCTCGCTCAGCTCTTGCCACCGTGCCTTCGTATCATCGACCGTACGCATGACGGTATCGGTGTTCTCGGCATCAATGAGAATCTCAGGAAGGTCCGTTCCTTCTCTTCTGTAGTACTCACGAACGAGCCCCCAACAATCGAGCCCTTCGTCTACGGTTCGCCCGCCGTTTACGTACGGAACGCCGATGAGGTCACTAATATTAGCCATAGTTACCCGTCATCCCTTGCTCACCTCCGAAACGTTCCTTGATGCGGCACTCTTTAATTGTGTTATTGCACGGCTTGTCAGCACCGGCGTAACCGCATCGGATAGACTTGAACACGAACGGGCAAAAGTCGAGCATGTACGTATCGAGAGGGAATTTGTTATATAGTTCAGGGCTACTGCCGAGGGTGAACGTGACCCAGGCTTCATCATAAGACGTTGACAGACACGTGAAGTCTAACTGATCAAGCGGCTCATCACTACTCAAGAGATTCGTATGAACGATATAAAGCGTGACCTCGGCGTCAGTCATGCCGCCGTACTGTTGTAAATACGACTGGATGATGCCGCCGCAGTTCGACACGGTGAGCTTGACAGACGGTAGCGTCGTACCGTCCGTCGTAACAGGTGTCACGCTAAACGGGAACCGAGTCCACGTTCGGCCCGCCCACATGACGTCTTCTGTGTTCCTGACTAGGTAAATGTCTTCAGGAAGGTCCGCATGATGAAGCTTCAACAATAATAAAAACGGCGCATCTGACGAGAGTTTGTTCTTCTCTAAGATGGCCGCCGTTTCCCATACCTTCATCTACTTACACCTCCTCGAATGTGAGCGATACGAAGTACCCCTCAGGGTGCGAGTAATGCGACTCCCAGTCGCTCGTAAAGCGTACCGTGCACGTATCGCCTGAGTCGTAATCCTTGAACACGAACATGTCGGACTTACGAACGGCCTTCCAGAAGTCTCGAATGGTATTCTTCTGAGCTTCCGTAAGGCACGTCCAGGCATACTGGAAGGACCTCGGCGTTCGTGTGTTCCGAGGTCTCGTGATGCGGTAGCCCGCATCGGTTTTCGACTCGACCGTGTTATCAGTCATCTTTTCAACGTACGTATCGCCCGCATTCGTTGCGAGCGATACTACAGGTTGCGGAATCTGATCCGCGGGAAATGTTCTCATATCAGCTATCCCTTCGATATACTGCGAATTGTTCTAGCCATACCGCCCTCGTCTGTCTCTGCGGCGTCGACCACAACGTTTATAATGTACTTCTTCATCTGGTTGTCATAGGTACTTGACTGCACTTTTACATTCGATTGGCTATTATTGATAATATTGATAACCGGTGCGGCCGCTCCGCTTCCGTTCTGCCCTTGGTTCTGGCTGATGCCTTTGGCCATACGGGAATATACCTCATCGGTCAGCGGGAAGACCGCTTCATCATTGCCCGCTTCGCCGATAAGTCCCATAGTCGGGGCAGTAACAAGGCCGCCCGTTGCGAAAGGCTTTGCTATAAGAGACGGTTTATACGGTCTGAACGATGCACCGTCCAAAAGGTTGCCATTGAAGGTAAACTCGGACGTTCCTTTACCGCCGCCACCGAGAAGTCCACCGAACAGCATATTCGCAATCTTGGAAGCGGCTACCTGAGCGACCATCTGAGTAATTGTGTTGCGGAACACCTTGCCGAGGCTTCTCAGCGAGTCCTTAGCACTTGTCGTACCGTCTGCCATAGCCGAGAACACACCTTGTATCCCCGACGCAATCTGAGTGCTGCCTGTGGCCACCATCTCAGCCGTTGACATGTGCGCCTTTTGCCATAAGTCGTAATAGGCCTGAGCCGACTTGGAACGGTCGTTCCAGGCTTGCGTATCCTTAGCCGCTTGCGACTGTAACAGGCCTGTGAGACTACCCATATCGCCGCGCTTAATCGCTCTCTGTACGGACTTCTCGTAAGCGTCCCGTTCAGCGTCTTCACGCTTCTGTACTGCTTCGAGATAGGCCGCCGTGTACCAGTCGTTGGCTTCTTTAAGTGCTTCGTAGTCAGCCTTTGTCGCCTGTATCTCTTTGAGCTTCGCTTCTCGTTGCTTATCAAGGCTCTGCACCGTCTCTTCGAATTCGGCCTGAGCTACCGACGCATAATCGCCTTTGAGCTCGGCGTTTAATTTTGCCATTTCGGTATTAAACTTGAGCCGCCGCTGTGTCAGCGCTTCCATGGCCTTGGCGGCCTCTTCAATCTTCCACTGCTTCAGAAGGTCTTCAGCATGACTCGTGTCGATGTCCTTCGATGTGTTCTTTATTTTACGGATCTGGTCTTGCCACTTCTGAGCCTTAGTGTTCATATCCGAGATAGACTTCTCGAACTCCGTACCCGTGTCGCTTATAATCGCCTTGTCAAGGTCCTTTTCAAGGCCCTTCAGGTCCTTACGAGCATTGGCTATGTCCTTCGCACGTTGCTCGGCCTGCTTACGAACGTCAGACACGGACAAGGCCTTCCCTGTCTCCGTCGTCCCCGCGAACTCGGTAAGCGATATAACGCCGACGATGTTACCCGCGAACGCTGACCTGTAGTCTTGGTCATAGTGCTGAGATACGCGGCCACTGCCTGCGGCTGCGTAATACCCAGATGCGTTCGAATCGAGCATGATAACGTGACCGCCGTCATTCGTGATGACCGCGTCCCCTGCATGTGCCTCATAACCGTTACCATAGGCATCAGTCGGATGAAAGGCGCTACCCGCATTTTCAGCCCAATTCGGTGCCCAAGCTCCAAGGTTCCAAGCGTTCGATACCCCCGCATCAGACCAGACGTTCTCAACATATGTCGTGCACACGACCTCGTTCTCACCTGTGCCGTAGCCGAGTCCGCTCCACCGTCCTGCGTTATATATCGCACCGGCTCGAACGTCATAGGCTTGTTCCTTCTCTACGTGTGTACCGCCGCCGCTGACACCGGCACCGCTTACGCCTGTATCAGGCGAGAAGTCATAAGACGGTATCTGTGTATTATTAACAGCAGCTTCTGCGGCTTGCCGTTGAGCTTCCGCATCAGCGAAGTCTTTCCCGCCGCCCGCGTTATACCAATTCGAATACTCAGCGGCATAAGTAGCCGTTCCTTCTTCGACTCGTTCTTCTGTGGCCCCGCCGTTTGCCCGTGAGCCTTGCCCCGTCGGGTCGGCCGCCACGTCAGCGTTACCGCCTTCGCCGTCCTTCTGTCTCCATATACTGCCGTCGTGAGCCGTATAAGTGTAACCGTCGTCACCTGTCCAGGTATTCTTCTGTGCCGCTTCATACTTAGCATTGAAGTACTTATACGCACAATAAGCCGCATATAGGGCGGCTGCGGCGACGCCCATCCAACCGCCCGCGAGGCTGAACAGGGCACTGGTAACTCGTCCGATCGCCCCGGGTAGTCTTGCAAGACCCGCGGCACTTCTCTGCGATGCCAGGACACCTGCAACCCCTGCCTTTTCGTGTGCTCCTGCAAGAGCTATCGTCGCTTCGGTCGTCGTTACGGTAGCC